AATGTAAATTGGTTCCACTGTTTCGTTGTCTGGATCTTCAGCCATTGTTGTCAAGCTTTTCCACTAGGCGGTTAATAACTTGAGACATTTGACGAATTTCTTCGCGAAGTTCTTCTACTGATTCAGTACCACTAGGGGCACCCAATGTATCAATCTTTTTTGGTGCTTGCTTTGGTTTGCCTTTAGGCTTGTCAGCACCATCACCAACGGAAACGTCTTTGCCACCTGGATTGGTTTTACCCATAACTGGCATGTTTGCGGTCTTGACTTGAGCCTGAACAAGCTCAAGGTTGGCCTTGGAAAGATCGTGAATATCTTGCCATAGAACCATGTTCTGACGGTCAACAAGAACTGCTTCGTCTCCACCATCAATTGGTGGTTCGCCAATGTCACCACGAGCGCGGTTAATTGTCCATGAACCGTTACGAATACGTTGATCGCGAATCATTTCAATGACTTCGTCATCTCGCCAGTCAACCACACCAAACTTAAGAGTCCAGTCTGTTACTCCGTAGCATTCGTGAATAAGGTGAAAAGCAAATTTTTCAAGAACAATTTCTTGAATTGGACCAACCGTATTAACACGGAAAGTTTTGTCTTGCTGGGTGCCTGTTCCTCCACCAATGTTCCCGGCTTCGATGACTCCAACCTTTGAAGGTGGTACACCATACCCAGACAAGATTTCGTCGCGGCGTTGTTGAAGGGTGTTGAGCCAGTTATTAATCTGGTTGGTTCCCATTTCACGAACAACGGCTCCACCCTTTGTTTCAAAAAGATTACCGATGTTACGTGCGCCAAGATTTCGAACAGCATATTGTTGCTGTAGACGCTTCATTTCTGATTCAGGAAGCGCCATTGGCCAGTCAACGTGAGCACGAAGAGGGTCACCCTTCTTCATTGTCTCCTTGATTAGCGCGGCTGTAAAAAGCCAAGAAGTAATAGGCAGAATGTTTTTCTGCGTTGGTGATACACCGTAAAGGGTGTCACCAGGTGAGTCAAACTTAACGTGAATAACTTCGTTACGCTTAAACTTTGCCTTGCGGTTAGTTTTAGTAGTTTGAGTGTATCCACTTACATTTCCGTGTTCGTCAGAAAGAACGGTCATGGTTGTTGGGTCAAGAGGATAAAGCGCAGCTGGCTTACCCATTACCCACACAACTTCTGTGAATGAGTCACCGAAAATGAGAAGGTCAGTAATAACCTTGCGCATTAATTGGCGAATGTCTTCGTATGGATTTACATACTTAAGAAGTTCTTGAACTTCTTTTACTTCTGCTGGTGCTTCTGGTGCTCTTTCGGGACCAGCAACACTGTTCATATGAGCAATTTCAAGGCCACCGGCAGTTGCGGTGCGAGCAATTGTGTCAATTGCAGCGGACGCCCATGGACAAGCAAGGTATGCTTGGAGCAATTGCTCCATAAACGTGTTGCGGTCCATTGTACCGGCAGTTACGTTTACGCCTGGGTTGGTTTCTGTTGATCCTCCAATTGGGATTCCAGTACCAAAACCAGCACGCTTTGGGCTCGCCTTTGGGCGGCCTTCTGCGATGTCAAACATGTCATCAAACATGTTACTAGCGGCCTCTTCAATGCCCCTTCTAAAAGATGTAATAGCCATTCTGGTTATCTTTCTTTAAAAGGGACTCGTTGAATTAAAGTCCCCGACAAATTTTCCACCGCCGTACATGGGTAGGGCCATGCCTTCGTTTTCGTGATCAGGTCCTTGAGCCATTGTATTAGGAAAACCGATTTGTTTAAACCGTGGTTCTTCATCATACAGGATTGGTCGTGCATATGTTCCGACAGCCATAATTACATAACGCAGTGCGTCTGCAATGTGGTCATCAACATTTTTTGTTTCCGCGTCATCTGGTTTAGCAGAACTACGTGGAAGTGCAGGAATCGTTTCAATGAACATTGGACATTTGTCTTCAAAGACGTGAATCATTGGACATTTGTCTAATCCAGCTTGGCGGTGAATTTCGCAAGCAGGTCCATCATTTAAATAGTGATGTACTCGCGACCAACCGTTAATACGATCATTGTCAGCGGGCATAATTCCACAACCTTCTTGCCCGTAAATATCGGCAATAGAAAGTGGAGTTCCACGACTACCCCACATTGAGGGGTCAGCTACGCGGATAACTTCAAATTCCCCAGCAGATTTTTCTGTTTCAAGAATAATCTTTGCTTGATAATCAGCGTTTACTTTTGTGGAGTACGCTTCGCGATACACCCAAATGCGTCCGTCATTATCATGCGCTAACCAAACAACGGCCCACGGAGCTGCATAACCATAGTCAATGCCAGCGTAACGAGGCCATTCTTTTGGAATGGGAAATGATTGAACAACGTGTTTTGAAAACTGCCATTGTTCAAAGAACTGCCCAACCATTGCGTCCCAGTCACCGTCACGCATTGCGGCTCGACGCTGGGGGTCGGGAATTGAGTTAAGAACAACATCGTAACTCTCGTTAATGTGAGGGTTGTCTGATGCTTTTGCCGGAATAAAGGCAACTGTTCTTGAAAGACTTGTTCCTTCAACCATTTCTGAGTGTCGTATTTTACCGCGCTTAGTCGGATTTACAAAACGATCTTTCAGATATTTGTGACCAACCCCACCAGGGTTGGTTGCAAGTCGAAGACCAATAACTGGAACCAATCGGTTACCAGAACGAAGACGCTCTTCAATGTGTTGAATAACAACAGGAAGCATTAGCGAAGCTTCGTCAATGTAGAAAGCCTGATATTCACCACCGAGAATACGGGATGCGTCAACAAGGTTTTCTGCGTATGAGAAGTTAATAACAGATCCGTTAGGAAATTTAAGAACTCTGTTTGTTGCATTCCATTTTGCACCAACCGCACGAGCGTAATTACGTTTTGCAAGTTCAGCTAAGAATGATTCTTCAAGCTCATTGTATGTGCGTCGAAAACAACCAATTTTCATACCAGGAAAGTTTGTGGCATTCCAAATTGCATCCATAACAAATGCACAGGATTTTCCGCCACCTGCAGCACCACCATAAAGAATTGCATCAAGACGTTCTCTTGAAGCTTCGTGAAATGCTTTTTGCCGAGGTGTTGGAATGTATCCAAGCAATTCAAAAGCATCTACCGCTGGCGGAACAACCGCATTGGAAATAAATTCACCAAAATTAGGCATTATTTAAACCAAAAATAAAATGACCAGGCAATACTTAAAGTAGAAAGAGTTAGTATGCCAATAATAAAAGAAGAATGAAGTGCAGAAATGACTTGAAGATATTTAATTTGATTCTCTTCTTTGTCAAGCATAAGGCTATTGCTACGCTCAATAAAAGCAATTGCTTTTTCGTAATTTGCGTTGCCTAGCATTTCTCTTGCCTGGATTTCATTTTCTCCAACAAGTCCTGTTAGTTCTGCAGCGATGTAAGAAAATTCATCGTCAAATTCGTTTTGTTCGTGTGACATAGTTTCCTTTAAAAATAGAAATTGTCTATGTCTTCATCAGACATTAAACGACGAATAAACTCATCATGGGCAACCCATTGAAGGTCTGTGGGCAGTTTTCGCATCATAGCGATTTGCCATTGCTCGAAACCAAGGAGAATAAGTTCCTCGGTTGTGGGGGCACTATTCTCCCGATCGTATGTCATAAGAATACATCAACATTTCTAAAAGTCAATTGTTTGATTATTGACGCCGCGGTGGAGGTGGTGATTCGACAAGTGGAATTCCTTCGGCGGAGGTCAGCATACGCTTGTAAGCCTTCCAACGAAAACGATCTGGTGCGCCGTTCTCAACCCACTCGCCATAACAACCAATGCACATCGCCGTCTTTACGGCTGGCAAAATCATGCAGATTTCGCATGGTTCTGATGTTTGTCGCGAACGTTTCTTTTCAACGCCGTCTTTCATGGCGTTGATACTTTCGTGAATTTGACGAAGATTTTCTTCAGTGTCAATAATACGACGCTCAATCTTCTTTACCTGTTCACGTACAGGGTCGTAGACCTTTCGGCCTTCCATTTTAGCAATAACAGCTCGTTCTACAGAGGAGCCACTTGGCTTTCCACCATTGCGGGCAACGGCAAAACTACCGCCACCACCAGAATTTGCTCCAGTAACAGGGATTTCGTCTCGGCGAATCAGTTCTTCAATATCGGCTAAATTAAGTCTATTCACCAATTTGTTGATGGAATCAATACTGTCCGACATACGCTTGAGGCGTTGCTGTGACCGACGACTTAATTTTTTTGACATTATTGTGTTTCGCTCCTAAGTAAAAATGTACTGTCCTACATCTTACTGACAAGTAAATCACAAGAATGTAATTAAGTCAAAGGTTTAGATTCAAAAGCCTTAAGAAGTTCTGTGAATTGATCTAACTCCATTGTTACATAGGCTTTTGAGACATTCTTGCCTCGGCGCTTGTGAACAATGGCGTGTAGCTTCCCAGCTTTTTTCCCTGAGTTTTCTGCCTGTTGCATCCACTCGGAAAGCGTCATAGTTTTCTGGTTCTTGCATTCAAGAACCATTGGAACGTTCTTAATATCTCCAAGGGGTGAGTTGAGTATGTTTCTCTCAGCTTCATTAAAACCTTGGGACTTAAGAAAGTTGACAACCTCGGACTCAAATGCAGTGCCCTTAGCTCTCGTCTTACTCATAAAAATCCTTTTCAAACCTGCGGAACTCATCCAACATATCCTGTGGGGTTCCCTGGTTATAGATAATAATATCCTGCCCCTTAAAGGCAGTTTCTGAAACATGGCCGTTTACTGGGCCAAATCCCTCACGAACAATGCGTACAATGGCTCCGCCACGATTGCGAATTTCTTCGGCTTCGTTTGGAAACCTTACATCAGAGATAGCAAGTTTTTCACCCATAAAAGTTTCAAAAACTGCGTTTACCCACACGTTTTCCCCAAGAATGTCACGACCTGCTTCGGTGCCAAGGCGTTGAAGCATTTGACGGACATTTGAATACTTCTTTGCTTCTTCCCATCCAAGAACATTAACTAGTTCCTCAACGGTAATGTATTGAGAAACGCCATAGTCATTGGCATAACGGACATAGGGATTTATACGAAGGAGCATTTCCTTCATTAAGTCCGCAAAAGCCCGACGTTCAAAACCTTCTTTTTCCACAAGCATCTTGGCAAGAGTGTCTTTGCCGGACTGTGCGTATCCGCAAAGTCCTACGATTTTCACTTCAGATCATCCAAGAATGACTTTAGGCCAAACCAGATAACGAAGTAAAGCCAGCGAATTGAGTCAAAAACCATAGATGATAGGAAATCTCCCATCTGAAGGGGAACGCCTACCTGCTTAGCGATTCTACGGCCAATAAAGAACATTCGACAAAACACAAAAAGGGCAATTACCAAGTAAATGCCTATAATTTGCTCAATAATTGTCGTCATATAATTCCCTCAGTTCTTGTTGATAAGCCTCTACTGTAGCCCAAGCTGACCAGAGTCTATCACATAGAAACTGAACGTCAAGAGTTATTTGGTCAAGGATATCAGAAATGATGGGATTGACGTTATCTAGGGCGTAGATCAACGAGGCGCGGTCCATTATTGCCCGAGCTCTTTCTATTTCAGTTTCACTAGCCATACACTAAGAATACACCACAACTTTTTAAAATCAATTGTTAGTAGGGTGGGTCTATACGCCCAGGGTGGGTCTATACGCCCAACCTCACCATCAGGTATTATATACTAACTTCCTTGAAACTTTGGGGTGGGTCTCTGTGCTCAGGCGTATATAAGTATATTTATATATTATTATAATATAAGGATCATCGCAATGCGATGCTCCCTGGGGAAAGAGTTGACTTATATAAAATAAGATGGTACCTTGTACAGACCTGTACGTGCACGTTGCAGTTATTTTGGAGGAAACAAAATGTCATCATCATCAACCATCGTTGCGGTTTTAGCTGGATTCCTAGGAACCGGCGGAACAACAATCGGAGCTTTTCTTAAGAAAGCAGAAAAGGACGCGGCAAACATTCAGGCCCTAGTCGTTCGTTACGAAGCAATGGCTAATTCAGTTCTGAAAGAAATCACCAAGCTTGAGGCTCAAGTTGCGGCGTTAACGCCAAAGCCAGCGGCACAAACAAGCGTTGCCGATTACGTTAACAAGCGATCAGAAGCCAAGAAGCAAATGGCCAAGAAGCAACAAACTAAAAAAACAGAGCCTAAGAAAAAGCTTCGCTAGAAGTTTTGGTCAGTAGCTCAATGGCAGAGCAAACGACTGTTAATCGTTAGGTTATAGGTTCGAGTCCTATCTGACCAGCAAAAATTCAAAGAGGACATTTGTTAATGTTATTAAAAGGTAATTGTTTGACGTTGCTGGCTGAAATGCCTGACAATAGCGTTGAATCGGTTGTTACTGACCCACCATATGAATTAGCTTTTATGAACAAAGGTTGGGACTCTACTGGCATTGCTTACAATGTTGAACTTTGGTCGCAGGTTTTACGCGTTTTAAAACCAGGCGGTTATTTGCTTGCATTCGGTGGTAGCAGAACATACCATCGCCTTGCTAGCGCAGTAGAAGATGCTGGATTTGAAATTCGTGACCAGATTATGTGGATTTATAGTTCTGGGTTTCCTAAATCTTTAAATCTTAAAGGTGAATTTGAGGGTTGGGGGACAGCTTTAAAACCAGCTCACGAACCCATTGTTGTTGCCAGAAAACCTTTAAATGGAACAGTATTAAAAAATGTATCAGAACATGGTACAGGTGCAATAAATATAGGTGAGTCAAGGATTGGCGAACGTTGGCCAGCTAATGTAATACACGATGGCATAAATGAAGATTGGTCTAAGTATTTTTATTGCGCTAAGGCAAGTCAATCTGAAAGAAATGCAGGCTTAAAAAATCTGCCAATGATTGAGATTGCTGGAAAGGGAAACGGTCTTGAGAGAACCTGCGATCTTTGTGGGAAGAAAACTATAGGCGGTGGTGCAAAAAAAATGGGCGGTTGCGAATGTCCAGAAAGAACCTATTCAAACCCCAAGCACCAAAACTTTCATCCAACAATTAAACCCTTGTCTTTGATGCGTTATTTAGTTAAACTTGTAACGCCAAAGAATGGAACCGTTCTTGATTTATTCTTGGGTAGTGGAACAACAGCCGTTGCAGCAATACTTGAAGGTTTTAATTGGATTGGTTGTGAGATGACTGAAGACTATTGGCCTATTATCGAGGCACGAGTTGCATGGGCTGAAAGTGATTATGCTAAAAAAATTAACGAACAGAAAAGTTTATTTTAAATAACAACAATCTGGGATCGTCCAATGGCAGGACATCAGACTTTGAATCTGAGAATCTAGGTTCGACCCCTAGTCCCAGAACCAAGTAGTATGAGGAGCATATGAAAAAATGGTGTGAATGTAATCCGCGTTGCATGGTAAAAAATCCACGCAAAGAAATCGTGCACGGAAGTTATTCCATGTATGAAAGCAGACACAACTGTCGCTGCACTCTTTGCTCTGAAGCTTACAAGCAACATGTTTTGGATTGTGAACTTGTTTTAATCTCTAAATACCTAGAAAGAAGTTTTTGTGAAACAAATTCTTAAATGGGATAGTCTTTTTAATTTTAAGGGCGAAGTTGTTCCAACAAGAACTGTTGTTCCTGAATGGTATAAAAAAATTCCTAAGAACGTAATTATTCCTGGTGACAGTAATACAAAATCAGCCAAACACTGCGTACCTTTTTTGGATTCTTTAACTGTTGGTTATTCAATTTGTCTTATGACAGACCTTTATGTTGAAAGAGATCAACAAGGTGCACCCTTGCTTCGTTTTTCAGAACCCGAAGCAGGACCAAATGCTCGACACAGCATTCAAACAGATCCAATGCCCGTTCCCCATGGTTACGAACCGTATTACTGGACATGGCTTACTCGTCATTGCATTGAGCTACCCGAAGGATACAGCGCCGTTTACTGTCACCCGTTGAACAGATTTGATCTTCCTTTTATTACGGTTTCTGCAATCATTGACAACGATTCAAAATTGATGGGTGGCAATTACCCGTTTTTTCTTAGAGAAGGTTTTGAAGGATTGATTCCAAAGGGAACGCCGATTGTTCAGGTTATTCCATTTTTGCGTGAAGATTGGAAACAAGAACACGTTCCCGGAATGGCACAAATTGGAAGAGATTACGAAATGAATGCATCAGAAGGATGGTATAAAAATATCTTCTGGAGAAAGAAGTCGTACAAATGAGCAACGGAGTTTATTTACTTGAAGACGCTTTGTCAGCAGAAGAATGTGATTACTTTTCAAATAAGTTAATAACAATGTGGGAACAAAAAAAACTTCACCCATTTTTTGATGAACCTCAAATTTTAATTATTAGAGACCCTGACGAAGAAGACCTTTTGTTTAAACAGAAGTGTTACGAAATCTTGTGCAAACAAATTAAAGATGTCTTTGACGATGGACCATATGTTTACATGGATGGTGATTTAAGTCTTTGGCGTCCTGGTCTTTCTGGAACACGACATGTTGACAATGTTGATCCCAAGATTAAAGGTTATGGTGCAAGATATTCTTCAATTTTCTACCTTAACGACGACTACGATGGTGGGGAAATTGAATTCCCTAATCTAAACTTGACCTATAAGCCAGTAAAGGGAAGTATGGTTTGGTTTCCTGATGACCCAGTTGGCGATATGCGCATAGGCATGGATTGGGACCACCTTGATCACCTTCATCAAGTTAAAAAAATTACCGGAAATTATAGATGTACCCTGCCTATATGGCTAGGTTAGCAATAAAAAAATATTTAAAAATGTTTTAACCATAAATGAGAGGAATGTAATGTCAGAACAAATTGAAGAAGCACCAGAGGCTCCGGCAACAATTAGCGAAAAGCTTGATGCTGAGATTCTCTACGAAAAAGAATTGCCAATGGAAGACGGAAGTTTTAGTTACATCCGCGTCTTTAACAGCCCCGAGGGATTCATCCTTGCCGTGGAGACCGAAGATGGAGCGGGCGCAATTCTTGACCTAATCCCGGAGTTTGACGAAGCGGTTGATCGCGCTAACGGACTAGTTACTGCGTTTGAAGAAGCTTACGAGAATTCTGAATTAGAAGAAGATTAATGAATACCGCCGTATCTTTATTTGCGGGAGTAGGCGGTTTTGATCTAGCTCTTGAAAGAAGTGGATTTAATGTTGTTGCTTCAGTCGAGATTGATAAAAATGCACGAGCAGTTCTTGAACAACATTTTCCCAAAGCACAACTTTTTAACGACGTTACGGAGGTAACAGGTGAACAACTCAGATCAGCAGGCTTTGTTTCAGACGGAGGAATCATTACCGGAGGATTCCCTTGCCAGGATTTATCCGTGGCTGGAAGGCGTCTTGGCTTTAGTGGAAAAAGAAGCAGCCTCTTCTACCAGTTTGCAAGAATCATCGAAGAAACGCAAACAGAGTGGGTCATCCTCGAAAACGTCCCTGGTCTACTTACCAGTCAGCGAGGAGCAGACATGGGAGCAGTTATCGGAACGTTGGCCGAACTCGGGTATGGCTGTGCCTGGCGCGTGTTGGATGCAAAAGAGTTTGGAGTACCCCAGCGAAGGCGGAGAGTCTTCATTGTTGCGAAACGTTTTGGAGACGCCGCCAGTTGCGCCAAAGTATTATTTGAGCGCAAAGGGGTGCGAGGGAATTCTTCGCAGAGCGGAACGTCGCTTAAAGAAATTACCGGAGAAATTAGACCAAGCGTTAAGACACCAACTTCATTCATTAAAGTAAAAAACGCACAAAGCGATACAGATGATGAACGTTGGGAAGAGGGTGACATTCACCCAACTCTTAATAGTTTTCATGCCAGCAGTGCTAGAGCAACGGCTGCAATTGTTGAAGAAGAAAGCATTGTTTTTTATGCTAATCATGGGCCGGATATTCGTATTCAAGGCGATACTGTAAACACACTTGCAGCTCGTATGGGAACAGGTGGAAATAATATGCCAATGGTTGCAGAGGTTCAAAACAATTTTCAAACCAAACAAACCGTTCGTCGTTTAACGCCAACAGAGTGCGAAAGACTTCAAGGTTTTCCAGATCAATGGACGGCAAGTCAAGCTGATAGTCAACGTTACAAACAAATGGGTAATGCGGTTGCAGTTCCTGTAGTTCAATGGATTATTGACGGGATAGTTGCTAATGGGTGATTTTTACGTAAGCGGTAGCCCCGCTATGACATCAAAAGACGAAACATGGACAACGCCAAAAAAAACTTTTGATGAGTTAAATAAAGAATTTAATTTTGGCCTTGATGCCGCAGCTCTTCAATCATCTGCGCTTTGCGCATTCTGGTATGGTCCGGATAATCTAGAAGAAAAATATCAAGATGCATTTACAAGAGATTGGCATAAAGATTGTACCGAACGTGGTATTGCTACAGTGTTCTTAAATCCACCATACGGAAGAACGATTAAGCAGTGGATGAAAAAAGCTCACGAAGAGGCTTTAAAAGGTCTTACTATTGTTTGTCTAGTTCCTGCACGCACCGATACAAGCTGGTGGTGGGATTCTTGCATTATGCACGAAGTTAGGTTTGTTCGCGGTCGTTTAAAATTTGGTGGTGGTAGTGCAGCGCCTTTTCCTTCAGCAATTATTGTTATGAAACCAAATGGAAACTAAACTTTACTTAGGTGACGCTAGGTTTCATTTAAAAAAGATTGAACGAGCAAGTTTTCAAACTTGCATAACGTCACCACCCTATTTTGGACTTCGTGATTACGGAGAGCGTGGTCAAATAGGTTTAGAAGACTCCGTAGATGAATACGTACACGAGCTTGTACAAGTATTTAGAGAAGTACGTCGAACGCTAACCCCAAATGGGACCCTTTGGCTAAATCTGGGCGACTGCTACAACAAAAAACAACTTGTTGGCGTACCCTGGAAAGTAGCTTTTGCCTTGCAAGAAGATGGGTGGTTTTTACGCTCTGACATTGTATGGAGCAAATCTAACCCCATGCCAGAGAACGTAACCGATAGACCTACAAGAGGTCACGAATTTCTTTTCCTTTTATCACCATCTGCTAAATATTTCTATGACCACGAAGCTATTAAAGAACCAGCCGTAAAAGACGTAGGTTCTGAAAAGATTCGTTTTGGCGGCAACAAGTACGGTGACGATAAGAATCAGATTCAAACCACTAGAACTGGCAATGTCTACAAACAAACAGGTATGCGCAATAAACGCGATGTTTGGACTATTGGCGCACAATCATTTAAAGGCGCACACTTTGCGGTAATGCCCAAGCTACTTGTTGAGCCTTGCGTTTTGGCGGGGTCGCGCCCGGGGGAAACGGTTCTTGATCCATTCGCAGGCTCTGGCACAGTAGGTGTCGTAGCTTTGAATCATGGTCGTAACTTCACTGGTATTGAGCTAAGTGAAAGTTATTTAAATATTATGCATAATCGTATTATTAACGACGCCCCTTCTATAAACAAAATAGAATTAATTTAAAGGGAGCGAAAGCGTCAAAAAAATTTTTCTGCGGGGGTACCCCCCAACTTTATTCTTATCTCTATGTACTGACCACGTTATAGAGGTCTACAACACGATTGATAAATAAGTAGGTAGCGACCGGTGCTTTTACATGCATGGGTGCTACCTGTACTACACAAAAGTTGAGGTCGTCCTTAATCGGAGCCTTTTATGTAGTACACATAGTACCTATGTATGTAACTATAGCACGTCGTAGCTAGTAGATGTGATGCGTACTATAACATTGCCTACTTTAGCACGTAGAGGCTTTGAATGGGTTTGAATCATCTCAAAAGAGTAGAATTCCTCGGTTGTTGGCGTAACTATTTTTTGTACGTACAAAATAGCGTTGTGTCCTAGCCAGTTGAAGAAATCTTTTATGTCAAAATCATCTTTAATTAGATAACCTTCGAAATTGATTATGCTGCCCTCGGTTTCAATTAAATGTATTGGGCTATCCGTTGATTCTGTTTCGAAATAGCGATTGATCGCTCCGCGTAGGTTAGTACCTTTAAAATGCTCTGAGAGGGTGCTAGAAGGCGTTTTTCGCCCCTCCAATTGCTCTGCTAGGTTCTCCATAGCTTTATTAAGTTCTTCGCTCATACCGTCAAGAGTACCAGATATGGTACCTACTGTCAAGTTTTAGCTTCCCCACCCTTTATAATGAACATATGTTCGAATATAGAGAAGTAAAATGACCGTGTGTGTGCACCCAAAAACTAGTGCTGTGTTCTTGCTTTGTGTGGCTGGTGGGGGTGGTCGTATGATAAAAGGGGGTCGAGTTTAGCTCTCGGGGCAGGTCGAGGGTCGAGGGTCGAGGGGGCAGGTCGAGGGTCGAGGGGGGCATTTTTAGATCTTGATCGCAAAATGCGACTTACTGACCAGTAACCCTAGCTAAATAAGGGGTTTGGTGCTGTCTAGCTCATTCCGCAAAAAATAAATAAAAAAAAGTCAAAAAAAACGTAAAAAGTGACTTAGTGGGGTTAGTTATCTGATACACTTTTTACATCAAGGCAACTAGCCAAGATAAAGGGAAGGTAATAAAATGGATTACATCAAGAACCAAGCGCAAGAGATTGCGGACAGTAACGCTGTTCACGCTCGCTTGTTTAAGACATTGCTAAACGCTGTGGAGATTGACCTTACGGATGGTCTCTGCGTATTTGGTGATGACCACAGCGAGGGCGAATGCGCTTCTTGCGAGAATGTACGTTTTGGGGGGTCATACTAATGCCCCGTTACATCACGCCACAGGGTCGCAAGGTGATGACCTTTAACCGCATCAAGTCCGCAGGGCTTCAGGTCGGTAAGCCAATGACTACACAAAACAGCGAGACCGAGGGCGTATGCCTTCAGATTGACCGCCGTTATGACCGAGACGGTCGGGTATTGCGTGGACTGTTCAGCGTTAGGTATCTGACCATTGACCCCGAGACTGGGGAGCAGGTCAAGAGGTGGACTACCTACGACCTGCGCAAGTAGGGCAGGGGCAGGGGGGGGTAGCCCCCCCCTATGCCTACCCAGCCCAGCGTCGAAGCTGGACTTGGTAGGGGTAGGAATGCCCAGCAGTAAAAATCGTGGCACAAAAAATTTCTGTCACAAAAACATAAAAAGGGAAGGTATCAAATGAGGGAATTAGCATTTTTTTTAATCGGAGGTAGCATAGGTTCATGGGTTCAATACTTTATTATGAGAGGGCACAAGTTCTAATGAGATACGAAACAGAAATCGAAACAGGTCAAGACTGGGTTGCTGTTGAATGGGAATGTTTAGACTGTTCAGCATTAAATGAATTCGACAGCGAAGCTGAATGGTCAGCGGATGGCTTGGGCGAAATGTTTTTTACCTTCAAAGACACTTGTAAAAATTGCGGGAGCATTTTAGAAATTACCGAGGGTCGAGAAGATACGAGACATGACCCCGACCCTGATTTTGACTAAATAGATTTACCTAGCTGGGGGGTGGCGTAATGTCACCCCCCAGCCCCTTTTTGCGATCGGAGCTGCTGGGAGCTGCTGGGAGCAAAAATCGTGGCACAAAAATTTTAGATCTAAAAAACGTATTCAATGAATTGACTTAGGTTTCATTTTGTGGAATAATTTAGTTACTGGAGAAATGCTCCAATGGGAAGGTATCAAATGACAAACTATAAAGACGCAATTATTAAGCTTCAGAATTATGAAGAGTTTAAGGGCAACACTTTAAGCGCTTGGCGAAACAGTCAGGGAGAGTATCGCATCTATTCTTACAAAACGCCTATCGCAATAGTGGACACTTACACGAACACTTACACTTATTTAGATAATCACAAATACAGCGTTACAACGAGCAAGCATCAAAATCTGATTTGTCGGGCTATTGGTTCACTACCACTAGCAAAGAATTGTGAAATTGTTGATTAGCTAGGTTTTAACAAATCTTGGGGGGCGTAATTGCCCCCCATTTTTTGTTTTTACGCCCCCAGCTCTGTTTAGGGGTATTGGTATTTAGATCTAAAAAAAGTGTCGAGAATGACAAATTAGAAACACAAAGTTTTTACAAAAAAAACACAAAATGAATTTGACATTTCCAAAAAACTATGTTTAAATTGTTGTATTGGGGAAATGCCCCAATGGGAAGGTATCAAATGAAGCATTCAAGATTTATTACAACGCTAGAGGCGACCGATTACGAGCGCTACTCTACGAACACTAGCAAGGTTCACGTATTTTTTACCGAGGGCATTGACGGAGAAACTGACGAAACCACTTTTAGCGTAGGGGGCTTAATGGTAACGCTACCTAGTTACAATGAGTTCCTAAGCTTCGTTAGCGAATTGCTAACGGTGGCGAAAGAGTCTCACGATGAACACATGGCAAAATTAGCTAACGCTTAAAAGTACCGCGGGGGGGGGGCGTAATGCCCCCCTTGCTCGGTTCCAAGATCTAAAACGACCACGCCCAGCGATCAGCAGCTGCTGGGGTCGAGCTGTGCGGGGGCGGCGGGGGGCGGAGCGCCCGAGATCAGCGCTAAGCGCTGGTAGCAAAATTTCTGACAAAAAAATGTATTTTGACTAGTAGCAAAATCTTTGACAAAAAAACGTATTTTGAATTGTTGAAGTGTGGTAGTGTTTAAGTAATGGCGAAACGTAGTAACCATTGGGAAGGCAGTAAAATGATTAATCGAAATAAAAAAGGGAAACTTATCGAACGAAGCTTCGTGTGGTCAGTAGGTGCGCTTGCTTTTATGAGCGTATTCATTTACACGCAGAGCCTTATTCCATTCAACAACTGCGACGTGATGACACAATGGATAGATAGCATTATTCCTAGCCTTTTTGCTTTTGTCGCAGGTATCATAGTAGGCTATTACATAGTTTTAGTAGCCAATAGTAATCGCAACTATCGTAGACGCATTAGGCGTTATCGGTAGTTCAGTAACGCAGGTAATGGAGGTTACCTGCCCATTGAGGGGTGGGCTAGTCGAGAGATTACCCCACCCCCCTTCCCTCTCAGTAATGGGAAACCCCCGGACAAACCCCCTAGCAATTAGCTAGGGGGTTTTCTGTTTCTAGCTCTATAACAATTCTGATCAGAGCGAAGCTGGTGTTCCTGATCGCAAATGGTGCTTGCTTGTGTTACTGACTTAGTGTATTATTTAGTTGTGGTCGCAAGGTGCGATTACAGGAAGGTAGTAATGGGATTAGACCAATACGCATACGCAGTAATGCCACACAAGGACAACACAGACCTTGGTCATGTTTGGGGTGATGAAACAGACTTAGAAGGTGCTAGGTCTATTTTGTTTCACCAATGGCGCAAGCACGCAAACTTACAGGGGTACATGGAAGAGTTGTATCGCAGTAAAGGTGGCGACAAAGAGTTCAATTGTCAGTATGTCCGCTTGACGTTTCACGATTTACTTGAATTAAAAGAAGCAGTTGTGAACTCTCGACTACCGCAGACAACTGGTTTCTTTTTTGGTCAGAGTGACGAACAGCATGATGAAGAGACTCTAGAGTTTGTAGAGAAAGCCATTAAGGCGATTACGCAAGACATGGAAATCTATTACGGAAGCTGGTGGTAATAATGAAAGACCAAATCTGTCACCACGCAAGTCTCTACTATTCATGTAGCTTGACTTATGCGCAAGCAGTTCACAATTTCGCAGAGGGTGGTCGTATGTGTGTAAAGCAATACGGTGCGCAAGCCTGTGGTCACGCTATGGAGCTAGCGCAACACGCTATGCGAATTGCTAAGCATGGTATTTTGACTTGGAAACAAGTTGCTAAATAATTAACACAAGTAGAAAGCCCCGAGCTTCATCGCTCGGGGCTTTTGTGTTTCTTGATACCATCGTGCTTGATAACTACTCGCTATCACTGTTGCACCAGTTGCACTAGATAAAATTGTATCACATAGCTAGGTAGCTTTTCGATCGAAAAAACAAAATCCCCCCGAGCAATGAAGCTCGAAGGGATTCTGCGTTAAGACGTTTTAGTAAACGTCAAAGTACTGCGCAGTGGTTCGCAACAGGTGGTCGTAATCGCCTGCCATCGCCTCTGCCATGTATTCATCTACTAGCTCTGACTGACCGTTGTCCTTCAGCGCTCGACTCGCAAGACCAAGAATGTTAAAAGCGTTTCCATCTTGACCTACGATTCCTAGTTTGATGTTTGTAATGCTCATTGTGATTCCTTCCGTTATCTGGCGTTGTTGCCATTAACAAAAGTATACACTAAGAATGTTTGACACGCAAGTACCCTAACTAGGTGTTATAATAAATACGTGGGGGCAAATCGCCTGCCACAGGAAGGAATGAAAATTATGGGAGACCGTGGACAAGTTAGATTGGTGAGTGAAGGTTCACCAGACATTTACCTTTACACACATTGGACAGCAACTGAACTACCTGAAGTAGTTGCCAATGCGATTGCTCGTGGCAAGGGTCGTTGGAGTGATGACGAATACCTAAACCGCATTATCTTTAGCGAGATGATTAAAGATGACGTGATGTCTGAAACTGGTTTTGGTATCGGTACTGCTGAACACGGAGACGTTTGGCGTGTTGTTACTGTCAATCACGACAGCAAGACAATCGAAGTTAGCGACTTTCAAAAATCTTGGTCGTTTGATAGTTTCATTACAGCGTTTTTAATCGTGACGGTGTAAAAGGAGAAACAAAAAACCCCCTAGCTAATTGCTAGGGGGTTTTCTTGTTAGTTCAGCTTTTTGATCAGTTTCTGATCAGGTGTATCTTTTTCTCTACAACGTCTACAATCTCATAGATTTTTTCTGACGTGAATGGGGTGTTCTCATTTTCATAAAGACAAATGCCTGAAGCGTATTCACCTAGAGAGTTGTAAGTGTTTAGATACACAAGACCTTCTGTGATCTCGATTGCGTGATGATGAATGTCGCTCCAAATCTGAACGACCATCATTCCGCCACCAGTGTTTTCTATAAAACACTCAATGCCTCTTGCGATCAAAACGTCTTTAATCACTTCTACGTTCTGATCAATGCGCATTTTTATAACCTGATCCTCTAAGTTAGAAACTTCCTTTGATGATGTTGTCATTGTTATTCCTTCCAGACACAATAGGTTTGTGTCTATTGATCAGTATAGTGCATTGAGTTAGCTAAATCAAGCACAGCTTCGGCTATCCCTTACTACTGATCAGAAATAAAAGTGGCGAGAATCGCAATACAGAGTGAGCTAGATTCATAGATTTACAAAATAAATCGCCTGCAGCGAGCGATCAGCTTTCACTAGCTCTGGCGATCAGTACTAGCTAAGTTCTCTGATCAAGAACGCATAGTCCGGGCGATTGGGCGAAGCTCGGCATTACTGATTAATAAAAAAAATACCACCACTCCCCCGACACGCCGACTGGTAGCAAAATTTTTGTCAAAAAAATGTATTTAAACTTCAGCTCTAACTAGTAACAAAATTTTGTGACAAAAAAATGTATTCAAGAAACGACAAACCCCCGGGCGAACCCGGGGGCGGCAGGAAGGTGTTGCCTTTAATTGTCTGAACTTGGGTGATTACTTCTTACCACCCTTAGAACGTGGTACGTGCTTACCAACGTTGCCACGAACATCTGAACGTGCTGACTTGCCAAGTGACAACGCCTTGATACCGGCGTCAACAGTCGGAGCAACAATGATGTTGTGCTTGATAACCATGTTGGCACACGCAACGTCTAGGTCGCTGTGCCAACTGTCAGTTGCGCTTGTTACTTGACCGTCGCAAATCCAAATTATAGGCTCGCTACCACGTCGCTTGCTGATAGCAAACTCTAACGCCGGGCCATCTACACCGTTACCAATGTTCTTGGTGCAACGGTCAATGTCAGTAGCACGCTTGCCACGATTAGCAATTATCCAAGCGTTAGGTCGGTTAGCGTGCTTGCTACTGTGCGAGTACGCAATAACCAACGCACCCGGAGCAAGTTCTAAGAACTTGTCAACGTGGTCAGTTGTTAAACTCATTGAACCTGAACAGTCAATTAGAACTACACCACCGTTGTTGCGTGGCTTCTGACTAAAGATACGTTTGTGTGGGTCGGTCAACAAACGTGATGGATACAGAACACGCTTGCCAGTTGAAGCTGAACGCTTGCGACGTGCTAGGTGTCCTTTTACTTGTTGGTCGCATAGCAACGTGTGGTCAAGTCGCAACGGAGCGAAACCATCTGCGCCACCAACCTTGTAGTCAATACCCGACGAACCCTTAACGGATTCAAATTGGCTATCGTCACCTTCGTATTGTTGATACGAACTGATAACTTCTGCCAACTCTCTCGTGTAACGCAGGAAACCACGAGCAAGTTCGATACCTTCACCGTCAGTTGTAATGGTGGTGTTACCAAGATTCTGAACGTGCGTGCGCTTCGTAATCTTTAGTAGTGCAAGTTCTTGCTGACGCAACGTGTTTGCTATGTCCTTGTCGATCGAACGAACGCCGGTGATGTAATCACGAAACGCCTTAGTACCGACAAGTCCTGCACCAAACGCCATTAGTTCGTTGTACGCTTGCACCGACTTCTGTGCTTCTTTTGCACCACGCTTGCCAGTTTCCTTCTCACTACCGTCACGCAGTAATGACAAGTCGTAACCAAGACGACCAACAATTGTGTTAACCCGGTGCTCCTCTGCAACCTTCGCTACTCGGTCGCTGAAACCATAAGTCTCGCACCACTTGGCGTATTGCTCCATGTTGTTGGGTGATACACGAACGTGGACAGCTTCGTGCGCACGAACCAAACGTGCAACGTCGTCGTTGATAAGTGGGATACGTAGAACTTGGTCAACAAAATTGGTGTAGGCGTCGCCACGACCAGTTGAACCTTCGTCAACTGTCCAACGTGTAACTTCTGTACCGTCATCACGTAGTGCAGTAATGACTTCGGGAAACGCAACAACTTGCTCCCGACGTTTCTGTGCGTGTTGGGTCGTCATTATGACAACGACCCGACACGTACAGCGTCAATAATTGCTTCTGCCTTCTGTGCACCAAACGCAAGAACGCTTGCACGCTCCATTGGCATTGACTTAAGCAACGTGTTGTACGCATAGAACGCACGCAACGAAACACGACGCTCCGGTTCGCTACTGATAACAGCGTTAGCAATAAGTTGCAATTCACTTGGTAGTGACAACAATGCGCTTGGGTGCGGAGCGTTAATTTCAATTGCAACTGGGAAACGGTCACGCAACGCCATTGGTAGGTCGTCGGGGTGTTCTATGTTGCTAGTCATTACTGCGCTGAAACCTTGAAGTGGTGTAAAGACTTCGTTAGTTTCAGGGTGGGCGAAGCTTGAACTGTCAGTACTGTCCAAGAAGTTAAGCAACTCACCAAACACGTCACCACTTGCCTTGTCAACTTCGTCAACGACCAAACGACCACCGACTTGTCCGTTACCCTTCCACGCACGCAACGCTGAACCTTCCATGAACTTGAAACCGTTAGCGTCGGGCATGAACGCACCCGATACTTGTGCAGTCGTCATGTCCTCGGTGCAGATAAGACGGAATGAACCACCGTCACCAACACCAAGTGTTAGTCCACCGTAAGTCTTGCCAGTACCGGGAGCACCAAACAAGATAACTCGGTCAACACCTGCGTTGATTACATCTTTAAAGTCCTGCCAACACTTAGGTAGAACTACTGATTCCTGTACTGCAACTACTGGTACTACTGGGCTAATGCCTTCCATGATAATGCCTTCCTTTTATCCACTAAGCATTGTTGCTTAACTGGTAACAACAACTATACACTAAATTAGTAGGCACAAGTGGCATTGTTTTAGTTTTTTTAGAGATACCCCCGGGAGCGTCAATTGCGATCGCATTCTTGATCAGTAGCGTGTACGTGTAGCTCACTATCTAGCTGCTGACTAGCTGCTGAAGCTGACAAACATAGCTAGTTCTAGTTACTGGTGAGTAACTTTCTCCTATGCAGATAGGGATAAGTTACTGGTGAGTAACTAAAACTCGGGATGTTTTGACTTTGAGCTGCTGAAGCTGCTGAAGCTGATTGATCAAAAATAATAACTCTCTGGGGAACAAACAAAAACTGGTAGCAAAAATTTCGTCAAAAAAACGTATTTAGTTCTTGACACGGTTAGTGTTATCTGTTAGTGTTCTGGGAGAAGGTAGTAACTAACTAATAAAAGGAGCAGTAATGGAACAAGAGATTTTAACATTTGGTGCTGATAACACAGAGGTTCTTTGGTTTTCTGAGATTACTCAGGAAATGATTGACCGAGCCTCTCTTAACCAAGAAGCAATAGCAGAACTGTTTGATGAATTGAACGAAGCAGTTGCAAGCATTTGCCAAGACTATGGGGTGCAGTAATGCCAAACTGGGTATTTAA